AGCATTGATGCTTCCGTTTGGCACTTATGTGCTCGATTGCACTCAAAATTGCATGAATCAGCTTGAGGACATGAGTCCTGAGGCGGTTTTGCGCGTTCGTACCCTGCTGGACGAGTACGAGGCAGCGGATTCAGCAGAATCTACCCAGAATTTAGGCGATACCGAGGGTAAAGTCCTGGTTAAGGCCGATGTTTTGGAGTGGGAAGTCGTAAATGGCGGTGTTTCTGGCACCTCACAGGAGAAAGCCAAGATTCGCGATGAAATTGCCCGTTATTTCAACTTCTGCTCCTGCTTGGCTGGCTATGTAGGCGGTAGCGGTGGCTACGGAACCGCTTCCCTGATTCGTTCTTAACCTGGGTCTTGGTAGACTGTATCCGTATTGTACGGCTTCCTACCCATGGGTCATCCCGAAAACAGTCCAGAGGTGAATGCACTCATGGAGGAAATCGCGAAAGCGGACACCTGCCAGGTCTGGTGCAAGGGTTGCAATGATTGGCGTGTGATGAACGCAGAATATGCCAAGTACATCAAGACTGGTGAAATCGACAGTTGCGGTAAGTGCCGTAAGTGACGCGAGCGCATAGCGCGAGAGACACTGAAAAAAATCGCGCTGCGCGGAATACTAAGCCAGACAAGGGCGCAAAATGGCATCTCCACTCCTTACCTACGCCAACTCGCGTGTTCTAGTGCCCTCACAGGGCGCTGTGAGCCTCTCTAACGGGCGCTGGGTGGAGGCTGCGGGGGATTCGTACCTTGTCAAGTGTTTCCTCAAGAGAGCGCAATACAGCGGGGTCTCGTCAGGCTCTAAACTGGTTCCTATTCCGTCTCAGCTCGATGGCGAGATGCTGCCTGGAGCCTCTGGTGACCAGTTCTACTACCGTGGGTATGCCCTAGAGTGGGTGCAAGTACCTAGCACATGGGATCTGGAGACTTCTGACGAGTCTGCGCTGGTTTGGGCACCAGTTACGACGCAATATACGTGGCTGGCGACTGGTACTGAGTGTCAGTTCCGCTTTGGCCAGGATCCGATCATGCCAACAGCTAGGATTCAACGTTCTAGCGGCATTTTTGGCGGTCAGGGCATCGATGAGATCATCTACAAGGAGATTGGCGGGGTTGAACTGCAGCTGACGGGCGGTGAACTGCAGAACTAATGGCTAATCAGTGGACGTTTAACGCAAAGATCGAGATCCAGATGCCTAAAGTGGAAGGCAAGACGGATACACCTAAAATGAGGGCCGCCGTCAACAAGGCGCTATCTAAAGGGGCTCAAAAGGGTGCTACATACGTCTCCAAGGACCTCAGGGGCGCCCTGGACGCCTCCATTGCGTCCTATGGGGCCATTGACACAGGAAGGCTGAAGAACTCGCTGGAGATCCGCGAGAAGTTCGCTCAGACGAAGGTCGGTTTTTCGATCATCTACAAAACACCTTACGCCGCCTTCGTGCATTACGGTGGCGTGATCCAGTACCCCTACGGCAACCGAAGTGCAGCCTCTGTAACGATTGCAGGTAGGCCGTGGGTCGAGAAAGCGGTACAGGGGTTCGACATACGCACACCCTTCGACAAAGGCATCGGAGAAGCTTGGTCGGCACAGTTTGGAACGTAGGTATCCTAGCCCAGCTTTTATTCGATTATGGCACGCAAGAAGAAGGGCCTTCCGTTCGTCGTCCAGCCCCGTCTGCAGCCTATTGTTGAGCAGATCGGCACAGAGGAGAGCGGTATTGTCGAGATCGAGCGCCGCGGCTATCTGACTGTTGCGGAGAAGGCTATCGCGCAGCAGGCTACTCAGGGCGACGATAGTGTCCGCAAGATGTATGCTCTTGGTGGTCGTATCGCACGCGAGACTGGTAAACAGCAACTTGAGGTCATGCAGGACCTCATGCAGACCCAGCGACCCGACTATATGGCGGAGTTCGAGGATGAGATCCTTGAGAGCATGATCGAGATGATGGCTTACCAAGAGCGCGTGGACATTGTCCAGGCCACTGCTCTGATTATCTGCCGTGTTGACGAGAAGTGGACCGTCGAACAGTCCATGGACCTGCATCCCGATCTGGTTAAGCTCTTGTCTAAGCTGTACAACGAAGAGGATCAGCGATCCACCGAAGCCCTGGAGGCCGCTGTACAGCAAGACGGTGGTGCTGAGGGAAAGTAGTAAGCCAGGACGAGGGGTATGACTTTGAGGAATTCTACTGGATCCTCAAGTCGACCTTTCCTGGCGACCCTGAGTTCGCCCTAGATAACTACTCCCAGCTTCCCTGGGGGTACGTTGTCGCGGCAGTTAATCGCGGGCTTAAGGTTTACCACCAGAGGCTGCACGACCAGGAGCGACCTATAGCACTGCTGTCGTCCATGCATGCCAATACCAATAGAGATAAGAAGAAGCAGTCGCAGCCGTACTCATACTTGGACTTCAGCTTCTATAAGCCTCAAGATGCTGGCGAAACACCAGACGGCCATAACGGGGCGGCATATATGGAGCTGGTCAGGCTAAAACTCCTCCCTTCCTGGGCATTGTTCTGCTACAAGGAACTGGCGTCATCCGCTTCTCCTGGGTACGTCCCTGGGGAGCCCGCTCTTATCGCAGAGGATGCGATCCTCCTGCATCCAGAGCTCAAACCAGGCGGGTATTCCGGTCTACTCATCGCGATGGAGTCAGCTGGCGATCAGGTGCGCACGTTTACATCGACAAAGGGCACTGAAGTCAACCTCCGAGTGCCCTACATTGAGACTAAATTTGTTGCACGGGAGAACGAGCTACTCACCCGATAGGCCATTCTCCCGAGATTTGATTGATATACTCATCAACGATGCGGCTGTCCTCTTCGGAGTACTGCCCAAACCCCTGCAGACCGCCTTTGAGCCACTGCTGAATACGCCACTCGGCGGCAATACTGTAGAAGGGCTGCATACGGTACCAGGCGACCCACTCCTGGCTTGATTTGTCCTGATTGCATTCCCTGCAGGCTGGGATCACGTTACTGGTCCTGTCTTCACCGCCGCTTGACTTAGGGCGGACATGGTCAATAGTCAGGCTGTCGTCGTCGATGGGAGGCTTACCGCAGTAGGCACAACGGTTACTCCAGGCATCTTTAATACTTTGGCGCCATTGACGCCTTGCTTCGCCGCGGGTTAAAGCTGACATGTTATGGAGATAATCTGAAACCCTCTCGTAAACGGGGAGGAAATCCTGGGAGGTGTGCATCTCAGAAGATCATTGAGACATCACCACAGAAACGGAATCTATCTGTCAGCATTTAAGCCTCCGTGGTTTGTCTTGCCCCTATTCTACCAAGGAAGGTACACTAAAATAGCGTTTTTGAGCCTGTGGCACAACAATTTCCGACGACTGCGCAGGCGATTTACGACGTTCTGGCAGCCGATACTACGTTTACCAGCCTGTTGGGCACTTATGAGTTCAGGGCGGGGCAACAAATCACCGCTATTTCCATCGTAACAGCTGGTGAAGACATGCCAGCGCTTAGGAACGTGAGCGGTGTCGAGTGTGTCATCCAAGACGCTGGTGACTTCACTAAGAGCGAATATATCAGCAACGACGCCGCAAGGGTAACTGTCAACTGGAGCGTCTTCCTGGTGGCCTGGGAGCCCGCTAAGGGTGCAGACCTACAAGCCGCGGCCGAAAGGGCTTGCAGCCGCTTCCTGGGGTCTCAGGCGGTGCAGACCGTAGCAACCGCAGACGGCCTAGGATCGTTAGTGCAGACTAAGGTCATGATCCGTTCTGACATGCCGATACTGGCAGCCTAATTCCACCCCTTTGGCAATATAAGATAACGGCCCCATGAGGGTCCGAGGTACCTTCGTGCGGGTTTCCCGCTTTTACTATGGCAAACTTCTCGGCCGCATTCGGCTACGATTTCTACATTGTCCCCGTGCAGAATGCACTGGTGGCTGACTTCGCTGCAGCTCCTGTCGTTGACACTGCTACCCCCGTCGACGCAGCTCACACTGTGGCCTACTCCAACGGCGTGTTCACCGTGAACTCCGTTGCCTTCACCATGGACGGCACTGACGATGCTGTTCGCCTGTCTGGCTTGACCGCTGCTTCCCTGGAAACCGACACGGGAACCGAGGACATCTACACCTACGACGACGAGACTAGCGGCTTCAACCAGTCCGTGGCTACTACCAAGAGCTTCAGCATCTCCCTGGCTGGTATCGCTGACTTCGGCGACGCTGGCTACAAGATCCTGCGCCTTGCCGAGCAGAACACCGTGGCCGATGGCCTGCGTGTTGCTTTCAAGCGTGTTGGCCCTACTGGCACCACTGAGGAGATCGTCGGCTACGGCACCCTGACCGGCTACACCGAGTCCAACGAAGTTACGAGCATCGTTTCCTGGGAGTGTACACTTACCGGATACGGTCCTTATCACCTGACCCTGCAAGCTTAGCTGACTGGAGGGATTGATGCGTTGCTGGGGGTCTCCGACCTTCAGACTACAACGCCTTTCACAGCCTCCCAATCTGGTCTCGCCGTCACCCTCTCAGGTGGCGCGGGCACCGCAGCTACAGCAACCGTCGATACCGATGGCAGCGGCAACATCACCGCAGTTACCATTACTGGTTCTGGCTCCGATTACGCCGTTGGCAACGTTATCACTGTTACAGAAGTTGGAGGAACTCCAGGTGTCGGTACCTTCACTGTTGCCGCACTCGCCTAAGCCTTGTAACCTCAATCCTTACAAGCGAACTGAATGCAAACACCAAGAGCCCTTTCGGGGGCTCTTTTTTAATGGCAGCCTAATGGCAGCTTTGGTCTCGACGTGGCTCAAAATCTTACCTTCAATCTGGCCGTTGATACCAACTCGGCCGTCTCGTCGATTAACCAGTTTTTTAACTCCTTCGACCAGGGCGCTGCTAAAGCAAAGAATCAACTCAATCAAGCATTCGGCCAAACACTCCAGACCAACGTAGAGATCAATCTCAAAAATGGTGAATTGGTTGCGAGAAAGGTTCAAAATATCAACCAGGAGTCTAAGAAGCTAGAGCAGGCCACTAAGGCGATCAACGGCGAATTCGCGAAAACCCCTAACGCGCTAAAGCGTCAGCTGTCAATACTGAAGCAGCTTCAGGGCGACACCCAGAAGTATCAGACTGGCACTAGGAAACTCACTAGCGACTGGCAGTTAGTTACCCAGAGGATCAGGGAAGCTAGCAAGGAGCTGAAGGTAATGACCCAGGGTGGCCCTCTTCAGCAGATGAAGGCTGCCTTGACTGGGATTGTCGGTAAGTTTGCACTTGTGCAGACTGCTGCCAACCTGGCAACCAGTATGATCCAGAACTTCGTTTCTGCTGGGGCTGAGTTCGCGGACATGGCTGGAAGGATGGAAGTCCTTAGCCTACAGATGGAGGCATTTACGGGTAGTACCGAGGAATCCGAAGCGGCCTTCAGGCAGTTCGTAGACATCGCAGCCAAAACACCGTTCAACCTTGAACAGGTAGCACAGGCTGGCAAGATCATGATGGCCTTTGGCGTGGACACCAACACGGCAGTCAAGGCGACCGAGCAGCTGGGTATTGTTGCTGCGGCCACTGGCGGTGACATCAATCTCCTTGCCAGGAACCTTGGCCAGATCGCGGCTCAAGGCCAGGCCTATACTCGTGACTTGACGCAGTTCGCTATTCAGGGTATTCCCATCTGGGAGGAAATGAGCAAGGTTACGGGCAAGAGTGTGGCCGAACTTAAGAAGATGGCTAGCGAGGGCCAGATCAGCTTTAGCATTGTGTCGGAAGCTCTCGACAACCTTACGGCAAAGGGCGGCAAGTTCGCTGAGATTGCCGAGAGGATGCAGGAGACATTCCAAGGCCGCATGGCTCGAATCGAGGCATCTGTCAACTTGCTTGCTAAAGAATTCGTCGCTACCTTTAATAAGATGGATCAAGCTCTTGGTGGAATCGTCAGCGGCTCCATGAAGGCGTTCGCAGATGGTCTGCAGTGGATCGCTAACAACTTCGACGGGATCGCCATCGCCATCGGAACCGCCACCGCAGCAACCGTCGCATTCATGACCGTCTCTAACTGGGGTGCTATCGTTGGTGGAATCAGGCTGGTGGTTGGCGCTATTCAGGCTATTGTGACCTGGCAGAACCTGGCCAACGCGGCAACTATCGTGTTCCACGCCCTGGCGGGTAACTGGGCTGGAATTGCTGCAGCTGTCGCAGTGGGCGCCGCGGCCTATGCTGGCCTGAATGCAGCGATGAATAAGGCTGCGGAGGACGCTGGCCACCTCGACGGGGCTGTCGAAGGAAATATCGATTCCGTCAACGGTCTGTCGGACGCCCAGAAAAAGCTGGCTGAGGACGCTGGAATCAAGGACCTGATCACCGACTACGAAAATCTCAAGGGGGTGATGGACGAGAAGAAGGCTGCCCTCGACAAGGAGATTGAAGTCCTTGAAGCTCTCAAGGGAAAGGTTAAGGAGAAGTACGACGCCGAGATTCAGGGGATCAAGGATACGATTGCAGAGGATAAGATCAAGCAGGACGAGATGAAGCAGGCTCATGATGATCGCCTTGCTGAGATCAACCAGCGCTACGACGCAGAGCTTGAGCTTATCGATCTGGCTATCGGCAAGTTGCGTGAGAAGACTGAGAGTGAGCAAAAGCTCTACGACATGGAGAAGCAGAAGCTTCGGGACAAGATCAAGAGTGGAGAGCTCGATGGAGAGGAGCTGCTCAGAGCTAAGTCCCGCTTGGAGCGCATGGAGAATCAGGAGAAGATTGCGGAACTCCTGAGGGAAAAAGCTGAGAAGCAGGCCGAGAAGGAGAGGGAGATTGACGATGCCAAGAAGGAACAGAATGACAGAATGGATGAGATGCAGCGGAAGATCCAGGACCAGGAAGGGGAAATCAGGAAGCTTGAAAAAGCCCGCGAGGATGAGATCAAAACGATCGATGATGCTATCGACGCTGCAGAAGGCATGACGGACGAGATCGACCTGACTAATGTCGAGGTCAGCGAGCAGATCGGCCTGGTCAAGAACCTGGCTACAGAATATGCCAATGCCAAGTCGCAGGTTGACGCAATGGGCAGGGCTATCGACAACGCCATCGCGAAGCAGAGGATACTTAACGCTGAACAGAACAACGGCGGTAGCAGCAACTCTGGAGCCAGGGCTTCTGGTGGCCCTGTGTCTGGTGGCTCCACCTACACCGTCAACGAGCTCGGCAAGGAAGCATTCCTGTCTGCTAGCGGCAAGCTCAGCATGATTAACGCTCCTGCGTTCGGCGACTGGAAGGCTCCTGGGTCTGGTACCGTTATCCCTGCTCATCTGACCAAGCAGCTAAACATCCCAACAGGTGGCGTCAACCTTAACTCCACTGCATCCTCTAACGCGGCTCGCGCTGGAGCTGGCGGAATGGGTTCAATGATCCGCGCCATCCAAGCAGGCAGGAGTGGCGATACCTTTAACCAAAGCGTTACTGTTCAGTCCAGCAACCCAACCAAGACGGCCAGCGACATGCTTGTCTCCCTTAACAGGCTGCGTAGAAGGAGATAGGCATCCTTGTACAGTTGAGTCAAGATCTATGTTCGTCTTCGGGGATGAAACCCAGGCAGCAGACCTCATCTTTGAAGAGGGGTCTCAATCCATGGGACCTGGTGCTCCGAAGGGCGCCCCTGAGTCCTTGGATCTCAGAGATCTACGCACGCTTCTCACGTACAACCGCATCGCCTACGTGGCGGCCGTCAGGGACGGCGCAACCGATGGAGTGGTGTCTATTATCGTAGAGAGGTACGACAAGGTCTTCAGGCTCCTCTGCGAGCGGTCTAAGGACTTCTGCAATGTTGTGCTTGATGGCGGCCATCATTATCTTGAAGGATTCAACGAGTCCCAGATCAAGAAGTACCACGCCATTGTTGAGGAGGCCACTTCGGCATCCTAGCGTCAGTTAAGACTTTCGTTATGGCGGCGTTCGCGATAGCTTACACGGCTGAGGGTGGGACGTCCCATAACATCGTATTCAGGCAATTCACAGACAGGGCCATCTCCAGACAGTACGATGGATCCGTCGAATTCCAGAGAACCGCTAGCGGTGCTAGTGCCTTGCAGGGCAGAAGCAGCAGGCAGAAGTATACGTGGGTCATTAGCTCGGTTGTCACCAAGGCTGTGGCGCTTGAGCTGGATGCGTTATTTAGAGACTGGGACGAGGACAGGGCCAGCGGGAAAGCCGCTGCTTGCGGCATTATCGACCAGACCTTCGGTCCAGACGTCAACGCGAATGTCGTGTTCATTACGCCACCTGCCTATACATGGCTGAGCCCAGCACTGGCGCAGGTCGATTTCGGTATCACTGAGGTTTGATATGTCTTACTTAATCCAGCCAACTCGACCCTATTCCGTGACCGTCAACGGGGTCAATGTAACACAAGAACTGGTCGAGTTCGTTTGCTCTGACTCGTCTGCCTTCAAGAATGGGCTCATCCAGACTAAGGGTACTCTCATCCTTGCAGCCCCTTTTGATGAGAGCGGCAACGAGGACTATAACCGCAACTCATTCAGGCGCGGCCACGAGGTTGTCGTTGAAATCGAGTATTCTGACGGGACGACCGAGAGGCATCCCAGAGGGCTCCTGTATGTAATGGGAGTCCAGTACGTCCCAGAGGACGAGGTGCTTGAGATTGAGGTTGGCTGTAAGTTGTCCATGATCAAGCTTGTGGACGATCCAGACGAAGTGCTTGCCTTGGTACCCATCCCTCTGGACCCTTCCCAGAGAACGATGGAGGGAGCGTCGGGTTCATTCCTCAGTGATGGCAAGTTCTTATGGCAGGACAATACTGGCAACCTCGTTGTCTCGGAAATGTTCCCAGAGGGGATCAATCCGATCAGCAACGGAAAGTTTGCAGTTGTTAGGGGTGAGACAGCCTTGTCGGTTGAGCCACTACAGGGCGTAGGCCCCATCCCCGACCAGATCGAGCTGACGTACAAGGTCCCTTCTGGTACCGTCGGAGGAGATGAACAGGGTCGACAGGATATCGTTGAGACTACATCCTACTATTATCTGAGGTATCCAGGTATTACCTACGTTAGGACTAGCGGTATCATTTCCATCGATGGAGATACCAGCTACAAAGATGAGTGCTGGAAGTTGGGCACCGTCACTGTCCACTACCCCTCCCAGCCTGGCACCACCAACGCATGCGGAACATCTCCGAGTCGCACTAACAATACCTATTCTTATCAGCAGGCGTTCGAGCACAACTGCCTTAGCTGCTACACCTCAACTGAGTCGGTTCAGTATGTTAACGCTATCAGGACAGAAACGCAGACCACTACCTACAATGGCCCAGCAGGGCAGGTCTCCAGGGTGGTCGCCGAGACAGTCGGCCCAGCATTGGAGCTAAATAATCAGTATTACGCTGACAAGTACGCCTACTGTCAGGCCACATACGCATCAACCTGCGATCCCAACGGATCCTGCCCTTTGTACGGACTGGAGGACGCTGTCCTTGGGCGCACTATAACCAGGTACAGATACGGCGATGCCAACGAGCTGGTAAGGACTGTTGTGGACACATACAGGCCAGTTATATCCGCAATGAAGCCGGTTGATTGGAGGTCGGGCGTTGTCGGCAGTGTTCCCCAGGACTTTAACAACAACATCGATACCTCTAAAATGTTCCTGTTTTCCAGGGTGGTTACCACGACTGGACAGGAAGGCAACACTAACGTCATGACTACCGAGACGTGGACCAGCGTCACCTCTAGGGGTGGTGGCACCAGGAACCTTGACCGTAATTCTATCGACGCTCGGAACGGAATCAAGACCAAGCAGGTTCGACGCTCAAGTACTACCACTACGATTGACATTTCCCCAGACAGGGTTAACGCTCCAGAGACGGCCACGAAAGACAAGAAGACAACTCTCACGCTTTCGGTCGGAGGCGGCTACACTGGCGGCGACAATGGTCCGTACTCTATCAAAGACGACATCCCTGTTTCGCTGCTGTTCGACACCAGTTCGGAGCGCCGTGCAGTATTGAACAGATATTCTGACTACATCGTTCGCTTCACCGAGGGCGACGCTAGAGGTCTTTCTATCGTTGAAGGTCTTCGCAAGTCGATCGGGTCCAACTGGACTCCCAACCAAGCATTCTGGTATTACGATGACCTGCAGGGTCAGTTGATGTCCTTCAGGTCTGACGCCCATACCTGGGGTATCAGTAGCGAAGGATGTATTGTTGGCATGTCCGGTATCTGGATGGACGACCACAATGGCTCCGTATCCACTCCTGGCAACCTCAGCGGCAATGCTACGCCAGTCATCCCACCCGACCCTGTCACACCCACTCCTCCGCCGGTTCCCCCTACTGGCGGTGGCAGCGATGATCCTGACGTAACAAATGACGGCGCAACCAACAAAAAGTACATCTTCAACATTGATATTGACTTCAGGTTCGAGGCTACATATACACCGCTAGGCGCTGACGGTATCGTTAAAAATCCGCCAACCCCAGAGTACGCCAATGTACAGCTTCACTTCATTCCTGTCGTCACTGGAGTCCTGACTCAGCCAGGTGGTGCCATTAGGCCTGTCGGCAGTGGTTCGATGCCGTCGGACTTCGATGGTTTCATCTTCACCGACCCAGGTTTGGTTATAGACGCTGATCTATTCGCTTAGGAATACTAGCTCGATTTCCAGAGAGTGTCATGGCTATTGCCGCTAGTATTTCTTCCGACGAGGTAGCAGCTCAGATCCTGGGCCGCTTCGGCGGCAAGTACTGCGAAGCCCTGCTCATCAACTCGCCTGGCACCACCTATCAGCCTGGCGTCACTGACCAGACGTCATTCTTGTCCAACGAGGTCACAGCTGGCCTGGGTGGATACCACAGAGAGTCGTTCGGATACGATGCAGGCGTTGCTACATCTTATGAAGAGGAAGGTATCGCACTGCCAACTAAGGCCACTGTTTTTGAGCATGATGGTAGTGCAGACGTTATCGACTTCACTCACGTAGCCCTGGTCTGGGGCAGCGGACAGGTCGTAACGATTACCCCTGGCGCCGACCCGACGAACCTGATTGACGGCACCTACACTAACCTGCCCACCCAAGGATCCGCTACCGGCGTTGGGTTTACTGTTGACGTGACTGTTAGTGGCGGCGCTATCACCTCGGTAGATATCACGAATGTCGGATCTGACTACGTCGCGGCAGACGTTGTCCTTGTCCTTGAAGCGGACATGGTGTCGGCTGGGATGATGACAGTCGGTGGCGGTAACCTCAGTATTACTATTGACACGGTTTCGGTTAACGCTGATTCAGGGAACATCATCGGCGTGGTTGAAACCACTAACGCCGTCTCTTTGACCGCTGGCAACCAGGCCATCTTTTACTGGAACACAAAGCTGTACGGTAACAACTGATGAATATCGTGAACTCCGTTAAGTCTCAGCAGGCAGCCGACAGGGTGTACGAACTTGAGCGTCGTGCTGACGGGTTCCGAATCGAGGGTGACTTCGATGGTAATGTCCAGGGCAAGTGGAAGGAGCTGGCCCAGAGTGGAGCTGGCGTCGTAACCTACCGAGGGAAAGACTACACCGTTATGCCTATCGGATTCGTATCACTCCCGGCCGGAACTAGCGTAGAGCTCAGCTACGCCGACGGAGTTTACTACGCTAAGTTCTAATCATGGCAATCAATAAACCATCTATAACCACGACCTCGCTAGCAGAGGCTGGGGTCTCAATCCAGCTGGTTGATGTCAGACCAAGCCTGAACGATGCGATCAACCCCCCGGAGAAGCCTGGAAAACTGGTGGCATACCATAATCCAATCAGTCAAACGATTGAGCTATTCGTTACTAGCTTCGATGGAATTCTCTGGCTACCGGTAGGAAACTAATGCCACAGTCATCCTCTCTAGAAAATGGAAGCGTCAAACATGACGTAATCCGTAACGACGGACTGGTGGATGTCTTCATAAAGAGCACCATCGTTCCACCAGGAGAGCCTCGCAGCTACGTCGACGAATATGGCTTTCACAGGATCGACCTCCAGCGGCCAACAGAAAAGGGGGAGATGATAGCCTACTGGGACACGAGCATCTTTCCCAGGTTTGCTCAGCTCTATGTCGCGGTAGAACAAGAGCAGACTGAGATTCTCGACGGGCATACCTTCTATTTCACCAGCAGACAGGTCGACGCGTACCGATGGAAGCCAGCGGCTGGCTCTGTCGCCGAATGGGGTATCAATGACCCCACGGATGACAACTATGATGGTTTGTATTTTAGCACCGTAGACGCCGACGGCAATGACATCGGAACTACGTGGGCTAACTACAACAATACCCCAAGGCCCAGGATCTGGTACTCCCTTGACCAGTGGAATTCATACTACTTTTTTGATCCAGACAACTACTCACTTACGGAAGAAGTATGCTTCGTCAGGAAGGCATCTGCACTCGGACTTGCAGTCCCACCCGCTGGTACGAGGCTTGACATGAAGGTCGGCGGACTAGTTCCTCCGACTCCAGTGACCACGACTGGGCTTGGCTGGGCTCCCGTCATACTCTCGTCCAGCGGGTCTATCGATCCGTTCACTGGCAAGCCATACTAAGTAGGAAAACTATTCTACTTGTTGCGGCGAAATGACTCTTAGCGGCTGGGGTTCACTTGGTGGTGGCTGGGGAGGCCTCGGCGGTTGGGGAAGCGGACTGAGCGGTGACAGCAGTATAGATAGCGCACGGGAGGACTCACAGGACGCGCAAAAGGCTCTCGACCAAGCCAGAGCGGACTACGGTGCAGCGCAGGCTGCAACCGAACTCAATAACGATAGCAGTGCATGCACCACTAACAGTGACTGCGGGGTCGGTTATGTCTGCAGCAATGGAAGATGTATTCAGCAGAGCGCTGGGTCGACCAGTGGCGGTAGCGGGGCAGGTAATTGCGAGCTACCAAAACCTCCCCTGTATTCGCCCCCGGCGCCGTGCGGAACTATTGGAAGCTCTAGCGGGACTAGTGGCTGCTCTAAGCCTAGTTGTGGAGCCCCTCTACCTAATCCTGATGGCACGACAACCCCATGCCCAGACGGCGAGACAGACGGCGGTGATGGGGTCGAAGAAGGCGGAAGGTGTAGCAGATGGTGTGATTCCTATTACAAGTCAAATGGCGAACACTGGCCTGGATGTAACGACCTTCTTGTCTGCAAAAACTGCTTCAGCTGTGGCTTCTTTTCAAGCAAATGCGACGAACCGAGGACTGGAGACTGCAGGTGCGCCACTAGGTCGGAACCTTGCAAGCGATGCGACAGTAACACCGGCCAATGGATCGCTACCAGCCCTTGTTATCGGAGATACTGTTTATCCTGGATCTGCAAGTGTCGGGGACAGGAACTGGGGAGTCCCTTTACTCACTGCTCCAGTGTAGACATCACCTCACCTAGCTTCTCTGGGCCTAGGGCTGCCCAGCAATCAGAAGTGGGCGCTATATGCAGGCAGCGATACCCTAACTGCAAAAAGCCGCCAGCAGATAACTGCGTAACTCGTACATACGAAGGCAGTGTTCCTCCCTGTCCTGCTAACTACACCTGCACCCAGGTAGGGTACATCAAAGTGGAGGGCCAGCCTGCTAACTACCTCATAAGAGAGTGTCCCAAGGATGACCCCAACAATCCGCCAGAGGTTGACTGCGGCTACAAGACCTATTACGGAAGTGTCCCGCCTTGTCCATCTAAAACGCAATGTAGTGTTGTGGGAGTCATTCAAGTAGAAGGTCAACCTACTGCCACTATTAGGAAAGAATGCCCCGTAGAAGAGACAGACTGCAGGTTCGTTCTCAGTAATAGCAGTTATGTCCCATGCAGTGACTGCGAGACGTGCAACAATTCAGACGGAAAATGCTATCGTAAGCCGGAGTGCGACGAAGTGCCTTGCAATACGGTGTGCGGTGGAAACTGCTGTCGGACCCAAGGTGCAGAATGTGTGACCATGACCAGTTACCGCGTAGCGGATACGTGCCACAACCAGCCCTTCACCTTCTGCTCTTCTGGCGGGTATAGCTCGCAGTTTGTTGAATACATCCCAAAGGAAAGCGCTATCTGTGATAGGGGACACATTCACACCGATATCTACGGATACGACGCAACGGGGTCGTATGTCTTGTTCGGTAGGAACCTGGACGGAGCTGCTCAGCCATACAAGATCGGTACTTGCGGCGAAGGATGTAAGGTATTACCCTAACACTCGGAATCCTAACTCAGCGCTTGTAGCAGTATGGCCGTCTTTCCAGATAAGATCGTTCTCAAGAGTTCGACAGACGGCAACTCAACCGTTAGGCAAGAGATTGCGGCGGGTCAGGCATACGAGATCGTCCCTGGTGAGATTGTTGTCAGCAGAGAGTCGTCTAGAGCCAGTCTCTTCACCTTGGACAGCAATGGGTCCGTGGTGGAGATTGGCGCTGGTGCTAATACCAATGAAGCAGCTACGAAGGTAAGGCCAGATCTTCTGCTTAACTTTGAAGGAGATCCTGGCGACACCCCCGCAGACAGCTCATCAGTCCAGTCGACGTATCCATCAACCGTTGACAAAAAATTCGGCACGGCCAGCCTGTACCTGAATAATGACGCGATCGACGTGAGGAGGGACACCCTCTTCGTCTACAGCGACGACATGCCAGACCTTGGCGTATATATCTGGACTCTGGGGTTCTGGATCAAATCTCAGCCAGCGGATTGGTACTCAGCCACTTACAACGGGATCTCCAGTACGTTTCTTAGCGTGATGGGCCCCTCTAACTATAGGCAAGGACCTGGCGCATGGCATATCTATCTGGATGGTGGCACGGCAGATCTGGGCGGATCAGGCACCTCGACCAGTAACGCCAGCGGCATGGCGAAGGGTGCGGTCTGCTTGGGCCTTGGGCCAGGTCACTCGACTGGCGGGGGTTATCCTGACGGGATCCCGGCAACGGGCGAAATCATTACCTCCGGTGATGTGACTGTCGTAGATGGTGCCTGGCACTACGTGGCCATCCAGCACGAGGGCAAGGGCGTCTACTCGATCTTTGTCGATGGCACGCTGGCGAACAGGACGACCATCCCCAAGTCGATCAACTATTCTGATCCCGGCGCTGCTGGTATTCCAATGCCACCAGACCTGGAGATTGGTGCCCCTGGCGACGTATTAAGCGGAACCGCCTTTATCAAACCCGGCGTAAACGGATACATCGACGCGATTTCACTGCACGTCGGCGCTGTTCTCTACGCTGGTGTTGACACGATCGAGACCCCCACTGCCGCTCCTGACAACAGCCTGCAGGGAGAGGGGTATAACTACCTGGGCGCACTCTTTGATGTACACCTTACCACCCCAGTACAGAACCAGGACATTCTGGCGTATGACGCCGCACTAGATAGGTGGTACAACTATCCAGCCCCTCCAGTTGATGTCAGTGGTTCATCTATTGGTGATCTGGCTGATGTGGACTTAACTACTCCACCTATCACAGACCAGGCGCTTCTCTATGATGGCACTAACTGGGTTGCAGGTGATGTCGCCGCTAACTTTGCCGAGCTTAATGATGTAACCCTCAGGCTTAATAGCGCGTCAGAGACTTCCTGGTCTCTCCCTACTGGTAGTAACTACACAGGAGGCAAGGTAACACTAGCCCCTAACCCATCCTCTTCTCTAAACATCGCTGGCATAAGTGCATACGATAACGGCACTGTTGCGGTTAGTGGCGGATCTGCTGCCAGCCTTAGGTCTACGATTACACTATTCTCTGATGAGTCGGTGTACTTCTCGCCAGATCCCACGTCTGGTGGACTGGCCCCAGCCAACTATACCATTAAGATCGAAACAAATGGCACTTCTGGCCAAAATGCCTTGTACAGAACTGAGCCAACTCTTGGTACTGGAGAGGCTGATCTAGTCATCCCGACGATGGGCCAAGTAAGAGCCGAGGTGAGCACGCGGCTCCTGACTATTGATAGCATCGGCGATGTCGACACGTCCACAACCCCTCCTGGACTCCAACAGGCTCTGGTGTGGAATGGAACTACGTGGGTTCCTGGTAACGTGGCGACTGGAGGTGGCGGTGGTGGTGGCAGTGGCTCTGGCACGGTGCAGCAGGAAACCGAGACTCAGACCGCTTCTGGTGGTGTTGCCTCTCTGGTGGGCATAGGAGCCTCTGGAATCCTTCTTGACGTCACCTCTAGCCTGGATGCCTGGATCACGTTCTACCCGACCGCTGCGGCCCGTACGGCGGACGCTGGCAGAGCCTTTGCGCAAGATCCGGTCTTGGGTTCTGGTGTCCTGGCCGAGATGTACGTTCCAGCTGGTACTACTGTTCTGGCTACGCCAGGCACGAACTACTTTAACTTCGATGACCCAGCCGCGGACGTAATCTATCTAGCCGTAAGGGATCAGTCTGGTGTTGCCGTTGACTCGGAGATTACAGTAAGAGCCTATGCTCACCACACATTTGGCGGCCTAGGCACGAACAGGGTTACCGATTCTGGCTCATCGAATGCTGCTGGCGAGGCTGTGCTCACTGGTATAGGACAGACTGGACAGATCTGCACCATAACCTCATCGTCTGACGCCTGGGTGGTCATGTACGGATCAGAGGCGGATAGAACCGCAGATGCGGCGAGACCGTTTACGGAAGCACCGACTCCTGGCTCTGGGGTGCAGGTCGAGTACTCCTTGACGGCGGGCTCTACGGTGCTGACCACTCCGAGGGCTATGTACTTCAATAATGACACAAGTCCAACTGATGCGATGTACTTCGCCGTGAGGGACCAGGCTGGCAACCCAGTGGTGTCCACTCTTACGTTGACGGTCTACGCAGAGACCAGTTATACTGGCATTTCTGGTGGAACCTTCGGAAGCGGCTAGGAATACTAGCGAAGACTGACTCGCTGGAATGGCCGACCTTAACGCTCGCATTAAGCCCAAGAAGAGCAGTACGGCTGGCGAGGTTCCTCAGGCCGCGGACCTGGAAGTTGCAGAGATTGCTGTAAATACCGCTGACGGCAAGCTGTTCGTTAAGCATACGGATGATACGATCAAGGAGATCAGCGGAACTGGAGGCGGTAGCGGTCTTCCAGCAGTCGGTAATAGCGGCGATGTTCTCGCGGTCTCTGATGGTGACTGGACTCCTAAGCCGCTGACAGCACTGTTAGAAGGTTCCGTAATAACTGCAGATATACACCTGGACTTTGATGGGCCTGGGGATATTCCAGTCATGAATGCCTCTGGTATGTCCAGCACCTTTCCGTCCCTTGATCCCAAGTGGGGAACTGGTGGAGCCTCGTTCACAAGGGCTAGCCAGGACTTCCTGCAGGGCAGTTGGCCTACAGGTGCGGTTGGCACTCAGGTGTGGACCCTTTCCTTTTGGGTTAAGACAACAGATACCGATTATAGTAGCAACACAGGCAAGCGCATCATAGCGCCTGTTAGCGGTACCAACTTGGCGAATGGCTTCCAGATTCTAAGGGAGCCCAAGGGTGGTACGACCTACACTCCCCATGGAGACAATGCGCAGGGCGCTTTTGTCATGACCCCTGGTGGCAACACTGCGTCGTACCTTGTATCGACCAGGACCCTGGACCTGGCTGACGGGGATTGGCACTTTCTCGTATTTCAGCACGAAGGCGGTGGAGTTTACTCGTGCTTCGTTGACGGATCTCTCACAGAGAGAAGGACTGCGGCTGCTCCTGTCAACTTTGGTCAAAATGGCGGCTTCTTCATTGGAAAGCGACAGGATAACAATGTTGATTGTTACTTTGATGGATCTCTTGATAACTTTGTCTTGGAAATAGGCTCTATCATGAGCTCCAGTTCCACCGTGGCTGTTCCAGACGGTCCTGTTGGATTAGCGGAAGACAATGGTCCTGGCATAGGCATCGGCAGCCTTGCCGACGTCGATACTGAGACGACTGCTCCGACAGATGGACAGTCCCTGGTTTGGGTAGATGCTAACAGTAGATGGGAACCAGTTTCAAGAAGCCATATCGGAGATCTGGAAGATGTGAGCTATGATGCTGGTTCGCTTGAACCAGTCGGCCTGGATCAGATTGTCTTCTCCAGCGCCGATGTAGCCTCTGGCGAGACGTGGAAAGTGTTTGCCAACACAACCTATGGCATGGGGATGGCTGCCTATTCAGGGACTGGGTCATACTTTTACATTCATGCCGATAAAGGGATACTAGCCAGGATGGATCGCGGTGCTCCTTTTTACATTACTGGGGAGAGCGCCAACTCTGACAATACTCCCGAGATTCGCCTCACGTCTGGTGACCCTTTTGCAAATTCTCCAACTGGAAACTACTTTGGCCTAACGCTGCCTGATGGGTACAGTGTAGACCAGACGTACTCTGTCCCCGAAGCCGATGGAACGGCTGGGCAGGTGCTATCAACAGACGGCACAGGCAATCTCTTCTGGCAGTCAGCTGCTGGAGGAGCTGGTGGAGGGCCCGCAGTCAGCTTCATCAAGGCCTCGATAGAACAGCTCCTTAGTGTCACTGCTACTACCGTCACGTTCCCTGCCGAAGCGGAGGTTGGTGACCTAATGCTTATCATGGTGCTAGTCAGGGACAATGGAACCGTTCCCACTCCTCTCAGGAATATCCCAGCGCCAGCAGGCTGGACCAGGAATGAGTATGAGGAGTATGCGTCGGCCACCGACGGCGCGTCCTTTACCTACGCCCTGCTCTCCAGGGAGCTTGATGCTGCCGACATAGCCAGTGGTAGTGTTACGATTACACCCGACAGTGCAAGCGCTTCGACTAACATATACACTGGCTGGCAGGTGTACAGGGATGCGGTGATCCTGTCTACAGATACAGTTGACACCACTATTGATGGCAACAGTCTGCCGACCTCTGGATATGACTTTGTCGGACAGCCTAGGGCACACAGCGGTGCTGCCGCAAACTTCGTCTCCAGGATATTCAGCTCTACAGATGATGGGTATGAACTCACCCGAGAGGCTGACAGCTACGCATCTTTTGTTGACGGATACCCGAATTACGGCAATGCATTCTCGAAGTTGGTTACGTGTATATACGACCCAGGCGTCCTTAATGAATTCAACATTAAGCGTGTTACTAGCGATGGCACCCCAGGAACGCTCTCTAACGGATTCTCGATTGGCACATTCAACCTAGGCCCCAAGCCCTCTGAATATGAGAGGGTGATTGGCGGTACATTCGGATCTGGGGTGTAGGAATCCTAGCGGAGACTGATCTCCGTTAGATGACCGACCTTAACGCTCGTATTATTGCAAAGGCCTCGGCTACAGCTGGAGAGGTGCCTCAGGCAGCTGACTTAGAAGTGGCTGAGCTTGCGGTCAACACGGCTGACGGCAAGATCTTCACCAAGCATACGGACGATTCAATCAAGGAGATAAGCGGCAGTGGTGGCGGTGCTACTACGATCGAGAGCCTGACCGACGTCGCGTATCACACGACAGGAGACCCTCAGTTCAGCAGCACTCCATTACTTCTTCACTTCGACGGAAATCAGGGTGGAACCGTTTTTACTAATGACGGCAACACGGATATTGGCACAGCCACCCTTGGAGGTTCACCCATTACAGACCAGACTCAGAAGAAGTTTGGGGACGCATCGCTGCGACTGGACGGGTCCTCTTCTCTCGATTACCCACTAAACAGCGCCCT